TCAAGTCATCCGACTTATTACGTCACAGAAAATAAAGCATATAAATCTCTATTAAAATATAGAGAGTCGCTACTCGTAAAATAAAGGGGGTGTCGTTTTGGATTTAAAAAAACAAAAAGACGAAACCACTTTACAATATATTTGGAGATTAGGGTCGGCTAAAGATTCTGGTTCATTAAATGCAACATGGGAAGATCTTGCTGAAATATTCAACGAAAACCTTGGTCAAGATTATTCTAGTTCAGCTTATAGAAAACCTTATGGTCAAGCAAAGGCATTTTATGATGAAGTGTTTTCAAAAATGGTTTCTGAAGAATATAATCATGAAATCATGATGCAGAGAAGAAAACTTGCTAAAGAAAAGATTCAGTTGCGTGACGAACGCACTGCTTGGAATAAACAAAATTATCTTGCTGCGAGAGTTGAACATAAACTTGATTATCTTGAAGAGCAACTTCAAGAAATTGGAAGATTTGAATTTCCAAATCATGACGTAGTAATAAATCATAGTGATAATGATTTGATTGTATTTTTAACAGACTTACATATTGGCGAAACATTTGAAAGTAAGTTTGGTGCTTATAATTCTGATATAGCCAAAGAGAGATTAAATGATTATGTTAATAAAGTTATTAATATAGGAGCCTTGCATAAAGCTGAAAATATTTATGTAGTTCTTGGTGGTGATCAGATAAGCGGAAATATTCATAAGTCAATACAGGTGTCTAATAGAGAAAATGTTATAGACCAAGTTAAACTGGCTTCTGAATATATTGCTAGTTTTGTTTATAAGTTAAGTGAAAGTTTTTCTCAAATATATGTTGCGAGTGTTGCCGGGAATCATTCAAGATTAATTGCTAATAAAGAATTAGACATTAGAGAAGAGCGTCTCGATGATCTTATTTCTTGGATTGTTAAACAAATGACATCTAATGTTAATAATATAGAATTTATTGAAGACAATTATGATAACGGCATAGCAAAGATTATGGTGCGAGATTTAGAATATATTATGGTGCATGGAGATTTTGATTCTCCTAATGCTAATTCGATTAATAGACTTTGCACTATGATTGGAGAATTTCCGTATGCGGTTTTGTCTGGACATAGGCATTCGCCAATGTCAGCAGAATTTAATGGTATTAAATATATACAGTCTGGTTCTTTGGCTGAAGCTGGAGATTCATATACTGTATCTAAACGTTTAAAAGGTAAAGCAAATCAGACTGTATTGGTTTGCAATTCCGATGGAGTACAATGTACTTATAACGTTGAATTAAGTTAGACAACTAGCGGTGGCGTGGAGTGAAAAGGTTAAACAATTATAATTTGAGCGTTAGGGGAACGGTAGAGATCCCTTGCCGAGTCACCGCTTTAATAACGCAGAGTGGACTGGAGTCTGGAGCCAGCCAAGCCTCATAAGCTTTGATACGTGAGTTCGAATCTCACCTCTGCTATTTATACTAAAGATAATGATTATATTGCAACGTATGCTAGAGATATTATAAATATATCAGATGAAATATATAAACGCATAAATGAGAGTACCTCGCAGTAGGTACTCTTTGGGTGGGCGTATCCAAGTTCGGTTTAAGGATTGTTGTATCTCGTAAGTTCAAATCTTACCGCCCACGTTATGAAGAAAAGGAAAGGTGAAAGTATGGCTAATTTAAGACCAGCCAAAACCGAAGAAGAAGTTAAGAAAATGGGAGTTGCTGATGTTCGTATAGAATATAATAAAATGGCAACTGATTATAATAAAATTGTAAACAGAGAAGTTCTTCTTTGTCCAGTATGTGGAGATTTTATAAAATCTGATACTGGTTTTTATATGGACAAGAAATATGCAACGGATAGATTTCCGATTTGCAAACAATGTCTAATGGCAATGGTAGAACAACGTAAAAATAAAAATGATAATAAAGAACCTAATGAAACTAAAGAAAGTGTTCAAAGGGTTTTGCAATTAATGGATCGTGTTTATGATGATGCTTTTTATAACGAGTGTGTTAAAGGAGCATTAGATGAAGTTAATGAAAAAATGAGACATTCGGCTTTTGCAACGTATATTACTTCGATTGCTTCACTTCCACAATGGAAAGGTAAGACTTGGAAGGATTCTAATTTTGGAGAAGCCGCTATGTCTGTAGATGAAGAAGAAACACGTATTATTCAAAAGACTGTTAAGTCTGGAAGAAAAAGATTTGGAAATAACTTTACTGATGAAGAATTAATGTTTTTGGAGAATGAGTATCAAGATTGGATCACTCGTTATGAATGCAATAATAAAGGTCAGGAAGAAGTTTTTGAGAATCTTTCTCTTATAAAGTTATTAAAGAAAAAGGCTATTGCTCGTGGAGAATCAACTAAAGATTTAGATAAACAACAACAAGATTGGCTTGATGCTGGAAAATTAAAACCTAAACAGAATTCTACAGATGCTTTATCTGATGCTCAAGCATTTGGAACATTGCTTCAGAAATGGGAAGAAACTAAACCATTGCCTGAAATTGATGAAGATTTAAAAGATGTAGATAACATAGGTTTATATTTTGATGTTTTCTTTAGAGGGCATACTTGTAAAATGTTGGGTATCAAAAATGCTTTTTCTAATATTTATGAAAGAGTTATAGGGAAATATACTGTTACTAAACCAGAATATTCCGAAGAGGAAGATAGTGAAACTATCTTTGCAAAAGTATTCGGAACGAAAGATGATGAATAATGGCGAAGAAAACAATTACTGAAGTAGCTCAAGAAAAAGCAGAAAGACTAATGAATGGCGTTGCGTATTGGGGAAGTTTTTATAGATCAAACCCGCAGCGTTTCGTTAAAGATTATTTAAATATTAATCTTAAGTTGTTTCAAAAAATATTAATATACATGATGATGGCAAGTACAAATTTAATGTATACAGCCAGTCGTGGACAAGGTAAGAGTTGGCTCATGGCTTTATATTGTGTTGTCAGATGTATATTATTTCCGGGCACTAAAATATGCGTAGCTTCTGGTGTTAAATCTCAGGCTATAGAAATATTAACTAAAATAGATACCGAGTTTTTAAAAAACTATTCATGGGGTTCTCAAAATTTAAGAAATGAAATATCTTATATTTCTACTTCTCCAAATAATCCTGTGTGTGAATTTAAAAATAGTTCTTATATACATGTTGTCACATCTAATGATAATGCTCGTCACAACAGAGCAAACATCATTTTATGTGATGAGTTTAGAATGATTAATTTAAATACTATTAACACAGTATTAAGAAAATTCTTAATCGCTCCTAGACAACCCGGTTATTTAAGTAAACCAGAATATAAACATTTACAGGAAAGAAATATAGAACTCTATGCTAGTTCAGCATGGTATCAATCCCATTGGAGTTACGAAAAAGAGAAATCGTATTTTTCTAATATGTTAGATGATAAGAGAAAATATGTTTGTGTAGGATTGCCATACCAACTTGCAATTAAAGAAGGATTACTTTCTCGTGCTCAAGTTGAAGATGAAATGTCCGAAGAAGATTTTGATCCTATCAGTTGGCGTATGGAGATGGAATGTATATTCTACGGAGACTCTGATGGGGCGTTTTATAGATACGAAGATTTATCTAAATGCAGAAAAATTAAGAATGCTTTTTATCCATTGTCTATGTACGAGAAGCGTGGAATAAATGTTCCAGATCTTGCTCCTCTTGAACGTAGAATAATGTCTGTCGATGTAGCATTGATGGCTTCTAGAAAACATGCTAACGATGCTGCTGCTATATGGATTAATGTTGCTATACCGAACGGAACGGTTTATACAAGCAATTACGTTTATTTAAAAACATTTGAAGGATTGACAACTGATGAATTAGGTCTTGCTATTATGAGAATGTTTTATAAATATAAATGTACTGATTTAGTACTAGACTGTCAGGGTAATGGTTTGGGAGTATATGATTTTATTATTAAAGAACAATACGATGCAACCAATGGTGAAACATATGAAGCTATGACTTCTTGTAATAATCAAGAAATGGCTGAAAGATGTAAAGTTAAAACTGCAAATAAAGTAGTTTGGTGTATTAAAGCATCGGCTGATTTTAACTCTAATTCTGCTACTAATTTGCGTTCTGCGATTATGAATGGAAATATTAATCTTTTATGTAATGAATATGATGGAGAAGATGTTGTTAAGAAGTTTCCTAACTATTCTAAACTATCTGAATCTGAAAAGACAGAATTAATGTTACCTTATGTTCAAACAAGTTTTGCAATTAACGAAATGATTAATCTTGAATATGAAGTTACAAACAATAGGGTAAAATTAAAAGAGCGTAGCGGAATGAGAAAAGATAGATTTTCTAGTTTACAATATAACAATGCAGTCGTTCAAGAATTGGCAATTAAACTTAAGCCTAAATCTAAAGACGATAATTTGATGAAATTTTTAACAATACGTCCTGCTCAACAAAGAGTAGGATTTTTTAGATAAAGGAGGAAGTGCCGGATGGCAGAAAATGTTAAAAGTGCAACTGGCACTAATACCGCAGCGGAATTAAAAGAAATGTTCGCTAGTAAGAATCAGATAAACTATGCTAAAGCCGAAGAAGCTTTAAGAAGAAGTCATGATCCTAAAAAACAATATACTAAAACGATTAGTGTATTTAGCAAAGACACTTTAAGAACATATCTTCAAAACATTGGTGCTAATGAAAAAAATATTAGAAATCTTTCATGGTATTTATATTATAGGTCACAAATTTATAATAGACTTGTAAACTTTTATGCTAACATGTTTT